TGACTGCTACCAAGGTGGCTGGTAAGACCACTTATTTGAATGGTTTGGTGGCATAACTGTTGTTAATGTATCTTTTACTTTAACTTTCATTAGCTTGTCATTGATTTCTCTTAACTTAATGAAAACTCGTTGGAGGAATCAATGCCTGCTTCACATTTTAGTGACGAAGAATTTATTGAAATTTGGAATAAATACGAGTCAGCATCAAAAGTATCCAAGATTCTTAATGTTGATGTTCGTGCTGTGCAAAGACGCAGGAAAAGGCTTCAAGATTCTTTGGGGGTGTTTCTTGAAAGTGCAACGCAAAAGCCGCCAATCAAAACACCAGATAACCCTGCAAGACGAATGTTGGGTATTGAAGATGGAGTAGTCATTGTCTTCAGTGATGCCCACTTTTGGCCAGGAATACACACTACGGCATTTAGAGGATTACTTTGGGCAATTAAAGAGTTGCAACCAAAAGCCATTATTGCCAATGGTGATGTTTTTGATGGTGCTTCAATCAGTAGGTTTCCTCGTATTGGATGGGATACAACGCCATCTGTTATTCAAGAGCTAAAAGCCTGTGAGATTTCACTTGGTGAAATAGAAGATGTTGCTAAGAAAGCCAGAAGCAACACACAATTGGTGTGGACATTGGGTAATCATGACGCTCGATTTGAGAATCGGTTAGCTGCCAATGCACCGCAATATGAGTTTGTCAAGGGATTTACGCTGAAAGACCATTTCCCTACATGGCATCCTTGCTGGTCGTGTTGGCCTACAGAGGAGGTTTCTGTTAAACACCGCTGGAAGGGTGGTATCCATGCTACCCATAACAACACTGTCAACGCTGGTGTAAGCATCGTTACAGGGCATTTGCACAGCCTTAAAGTCACTCCATTTTCCGACTACAACGGCAACAGGTTTGGTGTGGATACAGGGACTCTGGCAGAGCCAAACGGCCCACAGTTCATCAACTACTTAGAAGACAGTCCAACCAATTGGCGGTCTGGATTTGCTGTTCTTACATTCCGAAATGGTCGATTGTTGTGGCCTGAATTGGTACACAAATTTGGTGAAGGGCAAATTGAGTTTAGGGGTAAAGTTTATGACGTATGACCTTGTAAGCCACCTTAAATCAGAGATCAAAGAACTGCATCACATCTTGCATGAGACGCAGACTGCTTTAGCGCAAGCCAATGTTAAGCTCAATTGCAGAACTGAACCACTGACTGAGGAGCGTATATACACGCTGTATAAACGCAGTCTTGATTGGCGGCAGTTGGCAAGAGATATAGAAGCAGAACACTATATTGGATAAAAAAAGGGGAGTCCTAAGACCCCCCTAAAAGAGACAACTGCATAAAGATTATGCCACACGCTTCCAAAGCAAGCCATCTTCGTCTTCTACGATCTCTCCGATTTCGTATTCTTCGTATTCTTCGTCTTCTTCGTCTTCTTCGATTTCGTCTTCTTCATCAACGCATGAATCATCATCTTCGTTGACTTCATCTTCTTCATCGCACTGTGCATCAATGAACTCATCGCTCAATTGATAGTCAGCAGCCCAACCAAATTCTTTTTGAAAGTCAATGAATTCCAAAATGATTTGAGCCTTGTCAAAATCAGTCGTGTCAATCACAACTTTTTCGCCATCAACCCAATCCCAATCACCAATACTCACTTCTACCTTGTACATTTCAATCCCCTTGATATGGCACTATTGCCAAAGAAATCTTAGGGAAAGATTGTGACAAATCAAGTTTTTTACAAATCATCAGAGTAAAACATTATTAGTGCTAAAACAACAATTAGAGTTACTAAAGCACCAATAGACATCAAAAGAAGGATTGTCATTACATTAGACAACACTTCTAGCATTCCATTCACGCTCTTTGCGTCCTGATTTGGATTTGACTGTTCGTCCTGTCAACTCAATCAACCCCATGTTGGACAACTCGTTTAACCGCCTTGCAACCTGATTTGGCTCTAACCCGCTATGTTTGGCTATCCCATCTTTTCCAAGCGCACCATGAGCCTTTAGAGTGTCCACAATCATGGAGAAGTGCTTAGAAGCCAAGTCTTTTGCTGACTCTGCGGCTTCATAGCTGGTTATTGGGTCAGAAGCTCTGACTCGATTGAAGATTGGCAAGTCAAAGAACTTCTTTACGCTGCCACCAAAATGTATATCGTCTAGTTTTGTCATCATTCACTCCTGTTAAGTTAGTGGGTACTCACTTACGCTTTCCCCGTTGAATCACATCAGAAAGGGATGTCTTCATCCATATCTTCAATTTTCTTTGAAGACTTAGCTTGTGGTGCTTGGCCTTGTTCTTCTTTAGGGCTGAGAGCCAGACCCATGAACTTGCCGTTCTTACCCTCTTTAATCCATGCTGACAGCCAGAATTCCTGACCATTCACCCGAATATTTCCTTTGTAATCAGGATGATTGTCTTTTTCCTTCTTGTCATTCTTAAAAAGGACACCACTGTTGTCACGCTGTTCCATATTTACACCTTAATTTCATTGAGTTTTTTAACTTTGTCATCCACTTCTGTAAGGAACTGGATAACCTCTTTTTCGAGTTCTGCAATATACAAGTCATTGCGCTCGATTCTTTTGACAAACAACTGAAGATGACTAGGCATCCGTGGGTCGAAACTCACGAAATCACACCAACTTCTGTTTGTACAAGCCATCTGCCACTGCATTTGGTCATAGTATTTCTTAGCGGGTTCTTCTCCCAAAAGAGTATCAATGTGGGTTGCAGTGTTTGGGCATTTGATCTCCAGGCATCCATCGTCACCCACCAAGCCATCAGGAGAGGCGGCAGACATAGGAATCTTTGGATGGTCAATAGCACCTACCTGATCGACCATATTGCCTGTTTTAGCCTCGTATGCGGCTCTGGCATAGGTTTCGTTCTCGACACCCCATTCCATAGCAGCATTTGAGTAGGATTCAGCCACTTGGTTGGTCATGCGTTCGACTACCAACTGTGCCATGTAGTTAGCTCTACTGGTGCTGTAACCTGTCTTTGTCTTAGCAACAATGTCAGAGATACGAGAAGCAGTAGCTTTTCCTATTCTGCTTTGTTTCCATTCGTCAGACCCTTGAATAACCATTTAATTTACCCCTTTTTAATCTCAAAGCCGCAGAACCTCTACTAATTTCAAGAGATTTTGCAACATCATTCAAATGCAACACATTTTTTCCATCAGAAACATAAACAGAATTATTTTTGTTTCTTTGTTGTTCGCTTTTTGTTGCCCATCGAACATTGTTTGGCTCATATCCTTTTAAGTTATCAATTCGATCTATTGAATGACTTGAAGATGGACACTTGCCAATATGCTGGAAAAACAACTCAAAGTTATCTATCCATTTGCTGTAAACAAAAATACCTTTACCACCATATCTATGAAAATCCTTAGAACCTTCTCTACAACGAGATTTCATTGCGCTCCAAGCTCTGTACTCTTTGGAATTTCTCATCCCATGAGTTTTTGCTTTTTCTGCGCTAACTTTTGTAGCGCATTGTCTGCATTGGCTAACTCGATTATTTCGTATCCTTGTTGCAAGATATTCAGAAACATTGCCACACAGACATTTACACAACCATTTGATATGTCCATCTTTTGATTTTGATTCGGATACAGAAAGAAAAGATAACTTCATACAAGCTCCTTGTGCTGGTTTACAAGCGCATTATAAACCAATACAACGCTGTGCAAACCATTCGGGTGTACCTTGTTCAACTTCGCTCATGCTTCCCTCGCTTTCAGCATTGCGTCTGCCATTGCGTATGCAGACTTCGACCAGACGGCAAACAGTTCATCGGTAGGAAGGTCGCCCCAGACCCTGCCCATCAACCCTTGCATAGCCTTTGCCGCAAAGTAGTCCCGCAATGTCATGCCTTGCGGATTTTCATTGGCGCTGTGGCCTTTAGGCGCTACCCAATGTAGCGATGGAAATGCTGGTGGGTTGTTCATTTCAATGCTCCTTTACGCTTTTCCTTGGCATCAATCACCTTCTTCTGCCAACTCTTATCAGAGCCGCAAGCAGAGTAAGCAGTAGTGTAGACATCCTTCAGTTCATCCATTGTTGAAGCCGCATCAATAGCCGCTAAGTGGTCAATCATTGCTCCTACATCTACATCTGAAGCAGAGTCACCTTCAGGCAAGTCTTCACCAGCATAGATATACAAGCCCAAGCCATGCAGAGACAAAGCCTTAGTCATGCACCGCATGATGGCAGTGTTGACAGCAAATGCGTCTGGGTTGAGGATTGCTTTGTTACGGAAGTCCATCACTGGTAACTGGCAAGTCATTGGTTTGCCAAACATGGTGACTGTGACGAACACCATTGCTGTGCCGTTGATGTCCATGTAACACTTGTCACCAAACATCTCTACTTTGTAGACCGCTTCTGGGTCTGTATATAGTGCTTCAGCCCATGCCCATGCCCACGAGAGGTAGGTAAGGTTAGCCTTTTTTTCTGTGTGGTCATTTACGTTCTTTTTGAGCAACATTAACACTTGTTCTTGATTCATCATTCACTCCTATATACGCCATTCAAAATATCTTTTGTTTCTTGAGCAACCATCCACATTGCTAGATGTGTCAGGTCGGCATGGATTTGGGCAATATCGCTACTGAACCCTGCGTATCTTTTGTTTAAGCACTTCTCCTCCAACTTCTTTGTGTTGTTCTCTATCCGTATCAGTAGAGATGCGTAGTCGATCATCATTAACTCCTTTTTGTTGAAACTTCTTCCATGTTTGCGACACATTGGTTTGTGCCGAGTTCACATACCCAAAACTAGGGTCGGTGATTGGTACAGATGGCAGAACCACCTTTTGATACTTGCCAGCGTAAGGCATCTTCTTAACCGCCTTTTTGAGCAATTTCTGACGCTCTTTCAAACTGACTGTGGGTATCCAAATCTGAAAATAAGATAAAGTCCATTTCACCGCAACACTTATCTTTTCCATTGCGAGGTTTAACGCAGTATGGGCAATATTGGTCATGAGAGTGTTCCTCAATGATTCGTTCAAGATTCAGCTTAGTTCTCATTTCTGGCCTCGCTGGAGTAGGGATTGATTGTAGTAATTGCACCTTTGTGATGCTCTAAATCAGCTTGTAATCTTTCGATTCGGTATTGTCTATACAACAACAATTCTTCTTCATCATCGACCCAAGGTGTTAAAGCCAAGTCGTTAGAGACTTGCGCCATACGCTCTGCTTTGAGTTCTACCCTGTTTCGCACCATGTCGGCAACATCTGCCCAAGCATTGCAAAGAATGGCCTCTAATATGGCCTTGCTATCGCAAATAGCATCTGCAACATCATCAGGTGTTAAATCCTGAAGTGCTGCCCATGTCTCATGTTTCATATCAATCATCATTCACTCCTGTTAAAAACCTATCAATGTGTGTATTCTGTCAGACACTATCATATCTTGCAATAGGGATTTCCCTAATACATTTGTGAATTTCTGACATTCGTTTGTTAGTGAACACTTTGCCGCATTTCAAGCACAGCCATGCAATTCCTTGGTCAACAGTAGTTTTCTTGTTGCCATGAAGACCTTTTGTGCGACCATAAAAAGTGCGTATTTGTTGAATCACTTGTCTAATTCCTGCATTGCTCGTTTCAGATAGATAGCTTGATCGAGACACTCTTGGTAGGCGTGTTCTAGCCACTCTCTGAGGCTCAGAGGATTGCCTTCTACGCTTGTGCCGTACTTCTTCAAGCCTAGCTGTTGCCTAGCTTCTATGTCCTGGCAGACCAGTTTTTCAGTTCCTTCAGTCATTCCTTCATGCTCCTGATATAGATGGCAAAGCTGCTGATAGTGTCTTTGCCAAAAGATTCCATGCGTTCGATGGCAACTGCCACTTCTTCAATGACAATGTTCCTGTAAGGATTCAAAGATTCAATGTCAATAGTCTC